CGATCTGGGTGACAAAAACAAAATAATTACGCATTTGCTTCTGCAAACTCTGACAGGCTTTTTGTCAGCAAAGTGCCGTAGACAATCGCTGAAGCGTGTTCTGCCAGAGAGCTGTAGGTAGCGCCTATGTCATCCAGCCAGTCCTCGCCCTCATCAGTGTCACAGTTAGCACAGAACTGAAGCGCTTTGTGCGTGTAGATGACCCACTGGTGACCGTCACAGATCTGGTGGATCATTTCCTCTGGGTCCGCGCCGAACTCGTTGAGCTCAACCAGAGCTTGGTCAACAATGTTTTTGATCTCTGTGTGCAGAGCATAGTTGTCAATTTGCTTTTCCATCTTGATTATCTCCCGCAATCAATTTCAAGGTTTTTGTAGTTGGGCCAGCCGTACTCATTGCCAGTCTCTCTACCAAGGCACACCATTTCGGTGTATTCGTCAGAGGCGCGCTCGGCCTCTATCTGATCTTGCTTGCTGGCATAGCTCATGCCTGCGATTAGAGTTAAAACTATTAAGCCTGTGGCTACGTCTTTTAGCATGGGATCTCCGTCAAGAGTGCCCCCCGAAGGAGGCATTGTTATTTATGGGCAGACCACCGTATAAGTGTGGTCTTCGTTTTTGCGGATACTGCTAGGTATTAGATAGCCAAAATCAAACCCCATTGCTTCAGCTTCTTCTGCATCATTTCTGGCTATTTCAGCAGCCTGTTTAGCTTCATTTAAAGTTGAATAGGTACGCCAGCTAACTTTGCAGCCCACCTCTAAACTCAATGGCTTTGGATAATCCATAATTTTCTCCCGTTGCTGAGGAGCACCGCGCCCCTCAATGGTTCCCATTTTACGGATTCCGAGGAGGGTGTCAACCTTTCTGGATGACAAAAGATGATTTATTTTTGAAACATTGTATCCACGTAAGTTTCTCTACCTATGGCCTGCTCAACCGCTCGACAGTCTGGGCAGTACCAACAAACGCGCCAAGGGACCTGTACGCCGTCAGTTGAGCGCTCCTTGTGGCCTATCACCTGACCCAGTGTGCCGCCGCAGTTGCAGGGCTTTTTGCTTAAATCATCCATTGATCTGGCCTTTTGATAGATACCACGTCTGTGCAGTGTACTTCCAAGGCTTCGCGGCTTTGACTGGGTAAGCGCTGGCAGGGTGCGGAAGTATAGAGTGCGGCCAGTATGTCTTAGCAATTATCTTCGGGTAACGGTCTAAGCTGGCGAACGTGTAGAGCTCTACGCCTGACTCTGTGACTACCTTACCGTTACTCTCTGACTTACTGCCTAGATACAGTGTCCCGTCTCTGTAGTAGTGATTGACTCTCTTCATTGTATTGCCTTTGGTGAGTTAGGAGGTTTTGCGAGCAAGCAAGCCCCAACCCACGGGAAGTAGGTTTCGGGACGTTGCATTGCCTTCGGAGCCGTCAGTGTGGACAGCGAGGCCGTATCAATGAGTCAGTCGATACAAGCAAGTCTGCAAGGGATGCTGCTCCATCCCCCCGCGCCGCATTCAGACTTTTCGCAAGTTGCGGTGCCTCCGCGCTATTCTTTTGAGGCTTTAGACTGCGCTCGGTGAGAGACCCCTTACGGGTGACATATCCTTCGCAATCGAGTCGGGGGACTAGGGATAGAGAAAGGGAGGGGTGACAATCGCAAGATATTGTGTACAATATCCCTTGTCGGGTTCCTACTTTTCCGTATGCCAAGTCGGGATTTAGGGCTGCTAACCCACCGACAATTCCAATACTACTCCCCTTGAAAGAAGTAGGCAAGCCCTTAACGCTGTGAAGCGCCAGAGGGCTTTTTTTTTACTCGTTACGCTCTGTTAGCTCCTGCGCTATCAAGAACTCAGCGTACTGGATAACCTTCCTCAGATCGCTTATACCGCCCTTGTCGCGCCACCGGCTAACGTACTTGATTATGTTGCCTTCACAGTAGCCGATCTGGTTCTCCAGAATGTACTGAATGGGCTGTATCTTGAGCTTTTGATAGTGCGTTCCATCTACTTGGTGTTCTGGCTGTATCATTAGTGCACTGCTCCCTGCTCGCTTTTAACGTCATGGAGAAACTCTTCCCAACAGCCTTTCTCTATCAGAAAGTCTTGAGTGTCCATGTACATACTCATTAGCGTTGCTATAGCTCTCTGACACGGCACAGGAGATTCTTCAAATTCATCGTTAAAAAAATTATCAAGCTCTTTCGCGCTCATAGCAATAACGTGCTTATTCTCCGTCATCTAAATTTCCCCTCATATAGTTTTCGTCGGTAATTAAAAATCTTTTTTACCCGCTTTAGGTACTCGATGGTAAATTTCAGCTGTGAATTATCATTTTCCAGCTGGCAAACTCTTTCAAGCCCGACCCTCTGGACCAGCCCTTTGCGGTACTCAACCACGTTGCCAGACAGATAGCGGTTACATTTAACGCACTGGGCCCAACAATTGATTGTATTGAATCTTAAATGCCCTGCGCTGCCTCGACTCCGGTAGTGCCCAGCGTCAAACTTACCGCCCTGTACTGGGTCCCCTTGGGGGCATCCGCAGCTTATACACGGCTTACCCTTGTCTCGGGCCCTGATATAAGCATTAAACGCTGTCTGGGCCTCTTTGACGTAATCTGAGGCAGTCTTTAAGGATTCCTTAACAGCCTTCTGCTCTCTGGCATACGACAATTTGGCCGTTTTTTTGGCCGCATTTGTCGTAGTGTACTCGTGCAAATGATCCCAGCTGCAAAACGAATAAATGCCGCCCATGACAACCTGATCTTCAGGCATCTTGGTGCGGCATAGTTTGCATCGCCTTGTCTTCACTTGAACGGCCTGTTGCCTTGTAAGCAAGCAATAGTCTTTATGCACCGGTCAAAGGTCTTGTTATCCATTCGCTTTGACTTGGCCTTAAGTAACGCAATGCTAAATCTCGGCTGCGTTACTGGATGCCTCTTCATTACCTCTCTGCACTGCATAGAGGGCACATAATCACCATCGTCATTTATCATCGCAAGTTCATCTCAGCTCGTTTGGTAGATTCTTGGGTGCGCCAAGTTTCAAAGCGCATTTGCCACACGGCCAGCTGGTGCTTTAGCCCGACCGACTTTTCTATCGCCACCTTGAGCCCGTCCAACAGCTCAAGGTACTCAGGGTGAGAGTAAGCGTATCGCTCCTGCGCTGCAATAGGCAGCTTTGGGCTCTCCCTCTCTGCTTCGGCCATAAGCAAGGCTTTCTTAGACTTTCTAAACTCCATCAGGTATTGCCGTGCTGCCTCAGCCTCAGCGTACTGCTTAGCCGTTTCTTCTAGCTCGTCGAACTTCATAGGCTGTCACCACATAATGCTTAACCCAGTCCCTGAGATCTTCAGGAACCTTCAAGAGCGCCTTGCGACGCTCCTCCCTTGATTCAATATTCATTATCTCCGCTGCGTAATGCCTCGGCCTCTTCCCATGATTTAACAAGCGGCTTTTCCTCCACTGGTTTGCAGATTTCAAAAATAGGGTCATAGGGCTCAAGCTGGTCTTCGTTACAAACCGCGTAACCATCCTCGTACCCTATGATGAACCACTTTTCGTAATACTGGTTTGCCCTTGTCTGGCACTCTTCTAGCGCCTGCAAGAACAGCGTGAACTCACTCATCTTCCGCAAAACAAAGCTCCAGAAAACTCATTGGGTGCATACCTATTTCGTGGCTTAGCATTAACACTAGAGATAGGCGCGCGTCTGGCTTGTAGCGCCACTTGTGGACCTGCTGCCTTGAGACTTCCAGTTGCTCGGCCAGCTGTGCTGACCGAACCCCCGTAATCTGCTGGGCTTTTCGTAATCCTCTACCAAAGTCCATAACTCCTCCTAGAACGGCAGATCGTCGTCAAAGTTATCATTGTTCTGCGGTGCTGGCGGCGGCGTGTACTGCTGTGTATTGCTTGGCGCTGCCTGCTGCTGGTTAGATCCAATGAACTTCATGTTCTCAGCTATCACCTCAGTCGAGAACTTCTTAACGCCGTCCTGCTCCCATGAGCGCGTTTGCAGCTTGCCCTCAATGTAAACCTTGGAGCCCTTGTGCAAGTATTGGCCAGCGAGCTCGGCAAGCTTCCTGAACAGCACAACGCGATGCCACTCTGTTTTTTCCTGCTTTTCTCCCTGCTTGTCCTTCCACTTTTCCGTTGTGGCTATAGACAGGTTAGCGACAGGATCGCCGTTATTTAGAGCCTTCAGCTCTGGCTCAGAGCCCAAGTTACCGATGATCATTACTTTATTTAGCATTACTTTAATTTCTCCGTCAGATCGTTAATTTTATTTGCGGTTTCAATTAACAGCTCTTCCGCTGCGGCCAGCAGTTTATCGTCCCGCTCGACGTGTAAAACAAAAGGCTTCATGTCAGGGTGATAAGCGTAGAACCACCAAGACGATCTGCCCGTCACAAGCATGGACCCTTGGACCTGCTGAACGTAAGCCGCAGGGAGCTTGCCTGATCTCTTGTAGGCTACCATAGTTGACGCATTCGGGCACTTGATTTCCAGCCCTGAGTCGTCTCCTATGAGAGAATCGGGCGAACACCCGATCTCGTGCTCGTCCATCTTAACCAGCCCAACGGTTTCTGTTTCCAGACCTTGGTCTAACTCAAAAAGCTGGCGGGCTTTTTCCTCAAGATCGTTCCCGCGCTGCATAGCCTCAGATTTAAAGGTTTCTGTAATGTTTCCGGTTATCCTTTCAGCTACCAGCGTGTTAATCAGGCCGTCTACTGACGTGCTTTTTTTCCCTGCGCCAGTGAACACCTTTGAAAAGTTGCTTGCAGTAAGAACCCCAAGTCGAGCTCTTAGCCATTCGTCCGTTCCCTGTTCGCACTGTATTACTCTGGTCATCTTGTCCGTCCCATAATTTGTTAGCTAGATAGTATTTGTTTAGGCACTCAGGGCATGTATATAGCGCTGTGCTACTCATGCCCTGATGACACACTTCGCAGCGCGGCTTAGGCATCGCTCTTGCCCAAGTGCTCAATGATAGACAGAGCCCGTTCCTCGGGGATCTCTTCAATCGTTGAGACCTTAGCCCACTGAACGTACTTGCTAACCTCAATGCCCCTTTCAGCGCACAGAGTCAGCAGGGTCTGTAATGTCTTGGCCGACACAGTTTCAACCTGCACAGCTGCCTGTTCTGGCTCGCTCAGGTCCGCATCCTCAATGCCGTCAATAGGAATACAAAAGGCTTGGAAAAGGAAATATTTGTAGGCCGCGGTAAACGCCTTATTGATAGCCTTGTCGCTGGTATCAATGGCCTCGCCGTAGGCTTTGTGAGTGATTGAGTCACCGAAGCGGTCGTAGAGCGTATATTCCACCGTTACGATAGCGTGTGAAGAGACCCCGCCATTTTTTGTGGCTCCCACCTTGATCTCTTTATCTACCACGCTGGGGATAACCAATACGCCGCTTTCAGACAGAATAGGTGCCAGTGTGTTAAGCACGTCATCTATCCCGCGGAACTTGTAGTTTTGGTGACTGTTCTG